CGTTCTGGTAAAAGAAATCCCTACCGCACTCGCGCACGATGTATTGTATGAGTGCCTCCTGTGTTATCGTATCCGCGCTCAACGGATAGAAGGGTTGTATCTCAACTTTGTTTTTCTTTTTCCCTGGCACTTTACGAATGAGCTTTGGGTTTCGTATGAACTCGTTGATCTGCGATATGATACGAGACTTGCCAGCAGCAGGTGGGCCGATGAGTATGACGAATAGGTTAGGATACAGCGTGAACGTGTCAGGATACAGCCACACGCGGCGTTGTAGTGCTGTTGCTATCATACTATAAAATCCCCAGTCGATAAACAGTTCTGGGGATTCCATATCTTTTAAAAAGTAACGCCATCGCTCAAGGTTTGTTTCCATTTTTAGTCCATCTCTCCCCAGTTATTACCAACACACGCTTCGGAGCGCATCTTAAACTTCTCACCATATGGTGAGATCATCTCGCGGTTAAGTGCTTCACACGCTAGCGCACAAACCTCCTCCGCAACCTCTGGCTTACATTGCAGTAAAACGCTATCGTGATTATTCTGTATCACATCCGCACCCAACTCTATGATACGTTCGTTGTGATACAAGTCGGTGAACGCCATGTTTGTTATCGTACCTACGGTAGATTGTGGTACGAATGCGTATGCTTCCTTGAACATAGACGGCTCTACAGTCTGCGTAAACATCCGAGGGTAGCCGAAGAGGTTGCGTAGCATACGTTCCTTCTTTAACTTCTCTATCGTATCTCTATGCCACTTACGTATCTCAGGGAATAATGCGTGGTATGTTTCGAGGAAGTATGTAGCTTGTTTGTTTGTGAGGTTAACCGCGCCATGCGACTTCTGCAGCACGTTCACACGGAACGTCGGCGCTTTCATACCGTAGTTGGATGCGTGGCATACCATCTTGGCCATGAAATAGTAGCGTTCAGCGGCTGGCCACGTATCGGAGGATGCTATAATGTCGCGTAGTTCTTTCCACCGTGGCTTCTGGACGAGATCTGCTACGTCTACATCTGTGTACGGTTTAATAGATTCACCGAGACGCGCCTCCCAAACTTCTGCAAATAACCGCAATGCCACGTAAACGTGTGACTTAACGCCGTGGTCGAACAAGCGTCGGAAATTTCCTGCGGTGCATAAATACGCTACGACGAGTGCCTCCGCGCCTGACTGATCGGCTTGCACGAATACTTTACCCTCGTCTGGTACGAACAGCTTACGTAGTTTCTTCGGGAAATTCTGTACGTTAGTACCCCACTCGCCAAGCAAGCGCCGAGATGCTAGCCGGTACGACGTTGTTCCCGCTAGGTTGTACGATGTTGTTATGCGATCACCTTTCCACGGCGGAAACTTTAGCTGCCCACTTTCTTTTGCGTAAGCGCGGTAACGTAGTATGATTGTAGGGATAGGGTTGTTAGGGTACTTTAACCTAATCTGTAGTAAGTTCTTCTCGGACGTTACATCTTTCGACGGCTTCTTGTAGCCGAGGCGATTGTACAAGTATGTTGATACTTGCTTTGGGCTGTTAGGATTAAGGTCGTTGCCTGTTAGCAAGCGCAGGAAACGCAACAGTTCATTCTGATACCTATCGTTATGTTTTATGATATTGTTGAGTTTCTCTACGTCATACTTAATCCCTTGTAGCATGGCCGTGAGATATGGCACAACACTTTCGTTAACTTGACGTACGCTATCAGTTGCCTTGAAGTTTGCGGCTGTTGCATCTATTTGAGGCTTGAGTAACGCCATAGAGATAACATCTTTAGCGTTGTATTCGTACAGACTCTCACGTTGATCGTGGTTCTTGGGATCGAACACGCCCTCGTTTTTATGATACGGTTGATCTGTGTATAGTGCAAGACAATGGCCGAGGGATTTCTCTACCTCAGGGAACAGCCTGTGATGCGCGAGCATTGTATCATACACCTTACGCGGTGCGGGGATGCCATACTTGTACGCTAGGACGAAGAGATCGAACAGCGCATTGTGTATGACCACCTCATTGTCACGCATGGCTACAGCTAGTGCACGTAGGATATGTGGCGTATCCTCATAGTAGTAACCGGCGAACGGCGATATTACCATAGGTACACACCACGCTTCTTTGTCGTCAAACGAAAATCCGAAGCACGTTAACTCTAATGAACGGTTTGTTTCTATGTCAAAGTACATAGTCTCGTTCTTACGTGTTTGTAGTACCGCGATTACGTCATCGGCGCGTGGCCACAAGATATGCTTGGCCTTCGTAACTGCTGGCGGGATGGTCAAGTATCCTACGGCTTTCTTAACGTCACGTGACAGCCAGAACTTACGATTGGGCCGTCGTGTTCTACCGTGTCGGCCCTTGTCATTCTCTGCGCCTACGTTATCCGCATCGTTAGGATTGAAGTATGCCATACGATCAACAGATTCTTGCGGTTCGTACGAACATACGTACGTTATGCCGTCGATGATGAACGGGCAACCGCGTTGTTCATCTAACGTAACGCCAGACTTAAATAAGTCTAACGCCTTCTGCCCTAGTAGCAGCACGACTTTAGTACCCTCGCGTATGGGGTATTGGTTTACGCTATCGGCGAGTGTAACGTCGATAGTTTGCCGTGGTATAGGATTAAGGGCGTTGTAGAATAACTGCCCTGCGTATCCACTAAGTAACTGGGCGCGGTCGAAGCGCGATCGCTTACCTAGTATTACCGTCAGTCCCTTGTACGGTAGCTGCGCGGACGTATGTTGTATGGTTAATGGTGGCATGAGTCTAATTTATGTTGTAGCACACAGGCGATCAACTCAGGTAATGCCATGTAACGTCAACCATAAAACGTTACATGAGGCCGTCATGACAGCAGCCTGAACCCAGTTGCATCTTAATAGCAATCTTGTACCCATGTGCTACAACATAAATTAAACGTAGTATAGCGGCGATCAATGCAGAGTCATACGTCTGCGCAGCGTCTTAATAGCTGCCGTGTACCGCTATACTACAAGTGTGTGTTACAGCGTGTGGTCGTTATTCAAACGAAGCACACGTTTGAGCCTGTAATTATTGTTCATTACAGGATCGCCGTTGTTATCAAGGACAGGCGAACTATCATCGTTCGTCTGCGCTTGTTGCTCAGTCTCTATCGTAACGTCAGCAGCTAAACCAGCGTACTGGGCTACGTCAGGATCTTCGTCATCAAACTCTGGCGTGAGTTCTAACGCTTTGTGCAAGGCTTTGATACGCCGAAACGTAAACTCCTTAGCCTTCTCACTAAACGATAGGTAGTCGCGGAACTGCAAACCTGCAATTCGTACGGTCTTACCACTCATGCCATCCTCGATTGCCTCAGGAGCAGCTAGCTCCCATTGCATCACTATCATAGGCGCACCGGCCTTGCTTTGCGTAAACTCAGCACTAAGAATTCGTGCTGTGTACGTGTCCTTCTTTAGATAGGGTCTTACGCTATCTGCGATTTCATCTAAGTTGATGATTGCCATTATGTTATGTTATGTTACTATGTGGGGAGTGTCTTTGTTTGTATGTTCCTCCGTAACCGCACTCCTATTGTTTGCGGAGGAAATTCCTTCGAGCATCTGTGCCATAAGATACGTGAGCTTCTCTATCGTAATGGTTTGTAGTAACAGAAACGAATCCTGCTTACTAATATCCAACTTGTTTGCTATAAGCTGCGCTTGCTTATACGTAGCTGTTGCCACGCCGATAACCATGTTATCGTATTCTTTTTCTTCTTTACTTTTCGTCATTGCTTTATGTATTTTATTAGGTCGTCTAAGCCCACGATGTTTGCATGAGCACACATTTGGCGTAGCTCATGCAACTGTCGCAGAGAGTCTTCTTGTTTACCGTAGTTAGGTGTGGGTAATGTAGTAATGAGTATGTCGGTGAGTTCGGCGATGCCAAAGTATTCTGGCCACTTCGGTCGTACGATATAGTTTTCATCTACGTCATTTTGCAGATCACTTATATCATTCTGAAGCTCCTCAGCGGTTTCGATTATCTCTGATAGCGTTACTGACATTTCATCAACGTTGTTATACTGTTGCTTTGCTGTATCTTTTAGCATAGCAAACTTCTCATCAACAAACTTACTCCAGTCTATGTTATGTGTTTGATCAGGCATAATATTTCTTAGCTTTCTCTATGACTTCATTAACGTCGTTGTCTATGTACATTTTATCGAACATACCCATCGGGGTTTTCGCAGATGTGATACCGTCGCTGTTCGTCTGGAACGTGTAGCGTGTGTTACCTTCTTTGTCACGTTTAACTTCCGTGAACAGTACCATAAGGAGTTCCTTCTCTATACAACCAGCGTGTTGCTTGCCTTGTACCTTAATGCGGCGCACGTTAAATGCTTCGCCGCTGGGCTGCGCTAGTTCCACGATCTCGTCAATCGCCGTGAATATCACGACAGCGTGATCGTTCTTAACTTTATCTAGCATAGTACGGATCTCTTTATTGTAGTAGTTCCATATATCAAAGCCCTTGAAAGACCTATCAGATAACGTATGTAGTATCTCAACGTACTTTGTGAACGACTCAATGACTATCACTTCGCAGCTTTCGTCTGCTAGTGCTACGCTTAACGCATCGTTAAACTCTTTAACGCTAGCGCAGAATGATGTGTGTGGGAACTTCTTGGGGAAGGGCATACCCTTACGCTCAAGATCTATTATGTGTGTTGTGTTGGTTGGCAGGTTGCGTAGCGAGGTAGACTTACCTGTGCCACTACTACCTACGATACCTATTATTGCTTTACTCATTGTTCTTGTTTTGCTATTGTTCGTTATCGCATGGTGCTAGAAATAATATCTAACTCAACTTTAACTTGTCTTAGCTGTTCCGCTAAAGTTGAGTTAAGTTTTTCTATGCTTTCACTCACACCGTCTATAGCGTGTATGATTCTGGTTGGGTTGTCTTGACTTATCTCTATTATAGCTTTAGATAAAGCTAATATGTCTTGTTCGTCATTCATGTTTGTTTTGCTATTGTTCGTTTCAGTTGTAGTATGAGAGCGTCTTGCTCTTTTATTTTTGCTTTAAGCACTTGTATGTAGTGCCAAAGATCTATTACTTCTTCCTCCGCGCTATCTACAAGTTGCTCTGGAGTCATAAGCCACATTCCTTTTGTACCGTCGGGATTGTGTTCTGCTATGCCAGCGTTGAACTTGCGCGGTGCAAGTATTTTAAACTTACGTAAAGCTGCGTCGCGTATTTCTTGGTCTGTCATGCTTGGAATTTTAGTGGATCGTATGTGTTAGTTGTGGTGAATAAAGATGTTACAAGAGTCTCGCGATCATCTTGCCGTGGCGTAGTACACACGGG